ATTACTCCTACTGATTGACCTGTTCTACCAGAGGCTAAGATAGTTCCTTTCGCTCCGATTGATTTGGCTAATAGGGTTTGATTTTCAAAAGCTGCTTTTTTCTTTGCTTCATTTAATTTGGTTTGCTCTTGCATATATGCAGAATTAGCAGCTTGATTATTTAGATCAATTTGCTTACCAGCTGCTAAAGAATCCTTATGATATATCCTTGATTCCTCTTGGAATCTTTCATATTTTTGTTGACGAGCTAGTTCAACCTGTTCTCTTTGTTGATTCCAATTATTTTGTAGTGCGTTATTTGTTTGTTCTACTTGTAAGTTATAAGAGTCGATCCCCTGTTGTTGTTGTAAGAGTAACGCTTGTCTTTGATTTTGTTGATTTAAAACACTTTGCTTTCTTTGAGCATCTAATTGAACTTGTTGAGCTTGAGCTTGAGCGTTTAAATTGACTTGAGCATTTGCCGCCTGTTGTTGAGCTGACATAATACCCATACCTACTGAGGCAGCTGTACTAATAGCAGTTACCGCTATTGTTGCGTTTGCTGCCGCTGCCGCTGCCGCGCTTAGTCCTGGCCCCGCCGCGATAATGCACATAATTTTACGATCTCATAATATGGAAGATTCTTTGGTCCTACGGGTACTGTCCTTAAGGCTTTAAACCCTAGGTGTTTGAGTAACTTGTGATGTACTTGGTTTCTTACGTCTGCAAGCGCCCAAAGTAACCGATACTCTTTTTGTACTTCTTTCAACCATTTACTTGATCGCCGTACAAATATATGTGGATATTTAGTGATAACTGGAGTACATAACATCCAGATTTGACCTATTTGGTTATCTAACCGAACAATTCCAGCAACCCCCGCAATTTCTTCATCTGGTGAATGAAAAACGGTTGCATGTTCACTACCTAAGACACAAAGAGGGATGTCAAAGGGGGTTTGACCCATACCTTCTACTTCCCTTTTATCCTCTGGTCTTAATTGATTAGCTACCAATAAGCCATCTTTAAATGTGGCTTTGCGGTATAGTTTCATATTTATCTAATGTTTGTTATTCCTCTATTGCTGTAGTGTCCCTCCCAGCTGTAACTAGTTATTGAAGCTGGTAAAGGATCAGAAGCTGTAACTTTGATAGTTACATAATCACCTCTACTAAATACAGGAATAGCTTTTGTGGTTAATTCTTGGACAGCTACTTCATTAGCTTTATAAATATCAGCTGGAGTAACATCTAAATCTAAATTGATATCATCATATCCAGTCTTAGAAACAGTTATGTTATATCTACCTGAATAGTAAAGATCTAGATAAGCTGTTTCTACCATCGGAATATTTGTCCTATCAGCTCTCTTATCTTGAGTAACAAAGAATGAGGGTAAGGTTACACTCATATCAAATTCCAACCCTAAAATAAATTCCTCAGCTGCATCTTCATTATCAACTTCAATATAATAACCAGTATTATCAGATAAAATAGAAGAACGTAAGAATAAAGTTTCCTGACCTGATTGAGTGATAATTAGATTTACTTGTTTACCTTCTACATAGCTACCAGCTGGAAACCTTAATTTCTTTTTATCGGTTCCGCTATCTTCCTGAGTTACTTCACTCTTAAATAGATAGTTATCTAATCTAGGTACAAAACTATGACCAGCTGCTGTAATTGGTGATGTCTCTGCATCATCCAACATCTCTAATTTTGTCAGGATGTGAGAAGTACCGTTATATAAAACAAAGTATCCAGTGTCATGGTCAAAACCAAATAGTTTTACTATGGCTGGCATTTTCCACTTAACCCAGCCAGCTAGGCTTCTCTCATTTCCTACATTAAAGTATTTAAAGGTATATAAGGTATCAGTATTATTTCCAAACGCTACAAAACTATTATTAGGACTTGTAGTAGAAGTGGTTAAATTAGGAGGTATATATTCAGGAATAATTCTCGTATTCTCTGCTACTAGAGGTCTATTATCTACAGAATCAACAGCCATTTCAAACACCTTACTATAGGTGTCAGCTTCAGTACTAAAGATAATTGATACTCCAGTTTCCAATGGTTTTACATCTGAAGCGTAGGAGTAACTAGATAATTCTTTCAGTTGTACTGTTGCTGGACCAAAAGCAGTATCTGGAGAAGATAAAAGGAATTGACTATTTTCTGCAAATAATAAAAGACCTTTTGGTGTTCCTAAAGCTGCTTTAAGTGTAGATGGTTTAGTTGCTGATGCTGTCATATCTATTGGATCAGCATCTGAAATAGTTATTGCACTATTAGAGAAGAAATTAAAATAATCCCCAGGTTGGCTCATCACCACACCATCACTAGATAAGAAACCCAGACGATTCATAAAGAAGAACATATCCTTTACTGTCTGACCTACAAAGGATGGAGCTGGATTAGAGTCCTCATCACCTACTTCTCTAGAAGCCCAATATTGAGTATCACTATATTCATTAGATAAAGGTCTAACTGTAAAGGTTCCTATTGCCTCTCTGATTAATACATGAGGCATTGTTGAGGTGTTGAGGTTTATAGGGATATTAGGTTTAACAGTTTCCTCCCAACTACCTTGACCTGGTATGTCACCACTAGTTGCGGTAAATCTTACATAATAATCATCAGCTTCAGAATCTTCAGTATTCTGAATTTTTAATATCATTCCTGATACACCTTGTTCAGGAAGTAAGGAGACATTACTTACACTCCCTTTAAGTGCATACATAGCATTATTAGTTGTACCTCCTCTTGTTTGAATATTAAATTCTCTAGTATCTGTTCTTTTTATATGAAGAACATTACCAATAGCTTGGGCTTCATAATTAGATAAGCTATTTATAGAAGTTACTAAACTGCCAACAATCGTACCTACATTTAATACTCCAGCTGATGTATCAGTAGGAGAGGTATAGCTAACAACATCTTCTGAAGCAAAGTTATAGCTAAAAGCTTCCTCTTCTACCTTAATGGTATAAGTTTTACCTGCTAAGGTTTTTGTGAATGAATCTCCTTTTCTCCAACCCTCACCACCATTGCTTAAACTAACTTTTGCTGTGTAGACACTGAATTGAGGGTAGCTAATTATTGAGTTTCCTCTTTGAATACCTGAAATACCAAACCATCCATATACAGTAGTACCAGCTGCAATAACAGTATCATTACCTAATGTGTAAGTACCTGATGTTGTCTGAGTATCTTTAAACATGACACTCGTAGACCAATCAGGAGCATTAGCTCCAAGGTTATCTGTATAGCTAAGTTGTTCTACTCTTTGTAGCTCCCACTTCCTATTAGGTTGATCTTGTTGGTTTCTAGTGTATTTAGCTATACCTGTATGAACATGCCCTATTTCATTAGGTTCTGTTGCTGTACCAAATACTTCATATTTTTCAGTGGCTGTGTCTTCTGTATTTCCTCCACCTCGATACATTGTTGTAGTAGTTTCATAACCTAAAGCTTGGTTCTGCCAATAATAGTGATATCTAAAACCACCACCCCAAGGCTCTCTTTGTACTGCATACCCATCACTTTGATTGTATTCATGTGAACCCGCCGTATACCAGACCGCTGCCGGTTGATTTGGATCAGTAATAGCTCGCCAATGTGATCTCCAACTTATGTTTCCTGATGTTGTAGTTTGGGTTGTATCTTTATATCTCTCATCCCCTAAAACAACACTTGTATGATTAGCTGATACACCTAATGCTTTTTCAGCATAGAATTGTTTTAGATTCTCTGTAAAACCACCTATATGATTAGTTGAGGATGTATTGAAGTTTGCATTTTCAACTCCAGTAGGAAATGGTTCTCCCTCTACTTCATCTTTTTCTTGGGAGTATTGACAAGTGGTAGCAATATTAAATGCTAGTCCTGTTTTACCTGTATCTGTATGAGTGAAATCACTATTACCTGCATTTTGACAGTTACTATTGGATGTTGCTCCAGAATCTTGAAATGTAGCTGGACTTATAGATAACTTTTGTGCTCTATAGACCTTTTGTTGAGAAGTTGATTGACCGTCTTTTAAAAAGTCGATTGAGTAGTTTGTGTTATAAGCTACTTGATTTATTACGACTAAAGCTTCCTGAACATTATTATCTACAGTTGAGGAATCCATAGATACACGTTTCTCTGAATTACAAAGTAAGGTGTAATCATTTATGGTTAATGGTCTAATGTTTTTTACATCAGTTACATCTAAATATTCAGCAGCTGTACCTTGAGTATTTACATTTATTGAGTCTCCAGTGTCAGCATCCCATACCTTTATCTGAGTTGCACTATTAGTATCTTTATATATAGCTACTATGTACCTTTCGTTTTGGTCTCGGAAGATAGGGAACCATGTAGCATCTTTAGGAATATCGGTTGCTAGTTGATTTATGAATTTTGTAGGTGGTCTTTTTCTGCAACCAAACGTAGGATCTAATAAGACATTCTCAGCTTCTCTTACTTGTCCAGGTATTTTTAGAGGGTCGGGTTGCTGCGATACTCCACCTAATAAATTAGGTATTGTTTGGGAGATTGCAGACATAATTTAATGACGACGTATAGCGTTGTAGGGTAGGTAGCTTTGATAGGACTGTTGATTATCTCTATCCGCGAATATGGTGTAATCCCCTTGCTGGGTATCATGTTCTAAAGCAGATGCTCTAGCAAATATCTCCTCTCTTTCTCCAAACCTAACTGCTTCTTGTGATCCAATACTTCTACCAGCAAAGACGTTAGCAGCTCTGATTGTGATGTAGTTTTTAAAAGCCTCTGGTAAATCTTCAAATGAAAAGAGCCAGATAACATCAAGCTCCATATCTTTATCCCATTCAAATGTATGATTTACTTTGTCATAGAGTTTGTTATCTCTAATTGTAGCTCTATTTAAGGATGTAGGTTTTGTATCTAATGCAAGTATATTTTGAGTTAACTTAATATGTTTATTTCCATCCCTACCAAATGGATAGTGATATTCAGTATTAAAGACCCATCCTTCAGATTGAACAGTTCTAGATATCTCATCAAGTATCTGTTCAGCCATCTCTACAAGTGGGTTTCCACTTTCTAAGGTTGTTACGGGGGCTTGACCTATATTTGAGATGATTGTATTTACAGCAGCTAGTTTTGTAGCCTTAGCTATATTTGCCATGTTTTCGTTAATTTTCTAGTGAACGAGAAGCACCGAGGGGGATGCACCCCCTGGGGCTATTAAATTATTTTGCTTGTAAAGAACCAGCGACTTTGACGTCGAGTGATCCAACACCCATCGCCAATTTTCCGACGATTAATTGTCCTTGGTACTGGACATTGAAATCGTTAGACGTGGTCTCGATAGTCGGCGCGACGGCTTCCACCGTTCCCGCTGCCTGTTTATGGAACACGAGGCCACAGCAAGTAGCATTAGTATCTGTGTAGTCGTTATTCTCACCTGTAACAGCTGAGTTATAAGCTGCCATGAAGGGGAGATTATTGCTCTTATAAATCTTTATACCAGCAATACTAACCAATCCCTTACCAGAATTTAAGTCGCCTTGTGAGTTACCTAAGTCTCTGTTAAGGATGTTTGTATCTACAGAAGAAACCAAACTATAATATTGGCGTGGAGACAATACACAGCTACGTCCCTCTTGGGGAGCTGAGCGCTCGTCTAAAACACTCGCGCATTCAAATAGACCATCCACTATGCTTTGAGCGGCTAACTGATTACCAGAACCGATAGAAACTTCAAAGCCTCCAGGCTCTCCAGTAACTACAGAAGCCTCGCGGCTAGCCATGTCTAAGACACGAGCAATTCTTAGGTCATAAAAATTTGCTAAAGCTTCACCGATTTGCTTACTCAGCTCTGATCTGGTAGACCATTGCGAAATTATTTCATCAAGGTCATATACAAATTGACTCGCAACAAGGAGATCATCTAAGAGCAAAGTTTTCTCATTTGCCTTTAGCGCTGTATCTCCTAAAATTGGCTCCCCAGGCGTGTGGAACCCAGCCGAGAGTTTACCTGTTAGTAAAAATTGTTTTGAGCGCGCTCCTCTAAGTGTATAACCTCTTACTAATCCCTTAAAGATTGAGGCGTTATTGAACGCTGTAAATACCTCACCACTAAAAAGTTTTAACGCTGTCGCGTACTTATTAGCCCAGGTATTTGATTGGTTTCCATTAACCGCACTTGGGCGGGTAATGTTTGCCATATTAGTCATTTTCTTTTAACTATTAAATGTTTATAATTTTCCCGAATCGATTCAAAAGTTGTTGTTGTTTTGAGATTTAACCTTCTCAAAGGTGGCCACCCTATAGTTATCCAGCTCACTGGGCTAAAGGGTAATTACAAAGAGGTCCTACACTGAGGTGTCTCTTTGCTATGGAAGTTAACGTGTAGTACTTCCACGTGAATGAAGAAGGCTAGAGCAAAAAATACTACTAGCCATAATTCATTGAACTTTCTCATTCTGAAGTTTCTTAGTAAGAGGGGTCGCCTTGTGGCTCTCCTACTAAGGCTTCTTCTAATGATTGAGGTTCCCAATCATCTGGTTCTATTTCTTCAGTTTTCTGATCTTTCG